GTTGCGGATGTAGCTTGAGCATCATAAGTATCACCATCGATGGTGAATGTGATGTCTCTACCGGTGATGATAGTTGTCATTTTTGCTCCTAGTTGTTTTCCTGGGTGAAATAAGTTGAGACGTTCAAATCTGCAACGAGCAAATTCGAAGCCCCAACCGAAACGATTGACGGCCTTTGGACATCGCCGACCACGTATCCTGGTGGCATTGCCCCCAAAATGCTGATGATGAGTGCTTCGAGTTGATCCAAAGCACCGCTGTTCGCGTTATTCGCAACTGCTGCGGTCACGATAAAATTGACTTTGACTTTCGTGACTGCACCATTCAAAAGGGTACTTTCAAGCCACGGTGAATCCGGGATGATGACGCAGGCTGGTGGAATGACGGCTTCCGGTGCTACTGGATAAACTGAAGCTGCAACGCCTGAAAGAGCTGTGGCGAGTTCAGTACGTACGTCGAGAAGTGATGTCACTGGCATATTGAATCCACATCATAAAATGCAGATATAAGGCCAATCACGCGATTTTGTAAGCTGCGACCCATGCGGAATGGAGTCGGTGCAAAATCAACGCCTTCAATTTGGCCACCTGGTGCTGTAACGCTTTGGAAAATTTCTGTGGACACGATGAGAATCGCTGTCTTAATCGGTGCGACGTTTGCGTATAGCTCTGCCGCTGAACCACCATCGAGGGTGATCGTTCCTGCCGGAATCACGGGTGTGGTGATTTGGTCTGCGTGAGTCAATGCCGCAGTGACTTGAAAAGCATGAACGGAGTGCCCTGTCACTGTGTATTCGTCATCGAGTGCACCGCATCCGGCAAGAATGACCGTTTGCCCCGGTACGAAATAATTTGGACGAAGTGTGTCCACATAAAGCACATTATTTGAAATGCGTGTGGCAACTACTGCGCTTTGATATTGAGTAAGCATCGGCAAAATTGTTGCCTCTGCACTTTCAATCATCTGATCGAGATATGCGTCAGAGTAAAGGGATTCAGAGACGCCAAGTACCGCACGTAGTTCATCAGCCGTGATGATATTTGGCATCTCTGATCCTTTCTTCTGCTCGACTAGCTCGGGAGTGAACTAGCCGATGTCTAATGGGTTGGATTAGTCCTTATTGAACGCGTATGCGCCAGCCGCAATTTTTGTGGCTGTTGCTCCGTAACCGTAAAGTAAAATTCCCAATGATCCATCGGAAATGTTATTCACGCGAAGTTCAAGACGTGGGGATTCGTACCATGTGTAAGCATCGCGGTTGATGACGTACATTGAGTCATCGCCTGTGCCTGTGAGTGCTGTATCAACCCAAAGATCGATGCCATTTACTGAACCACGGAGTGAACGTGGCTGTGCGTTACCGGCTGCGTTCTGTGGCTGAAGTGCATTGTAAATTGGTCGGCCATCAACGTTGAAGGACATGATGCGTCCCCACATTGCTGGTGATACGACGATTGCATCAGCGAACTTGAATGTGTTTGAATAAACGGAAACTGCACCGTTTGAAACCCATGTAAGAAGTTCAGCTGCGGTGATGTCTGTGCCATAACCTGTTGCAGTCTTTGTTGCACCTGTGATGATCTGTGCAGAGTTGTAAGCGTTTGTCGCACGTGCATATTGTGCTGTGAGGTTTGAGATCAATTCAGAATAAAAAAGTGGGTCTGAACGGTCTGCGAGTTCAACTGACATTGTCTGTGAACCCTTGAATGACTTCACATCAACGTTGATGAATTCTGATTCCATCACTGTTGGAGTTACAGGATCGAGTTCATCGACCACTGAAACTGTTGGAAGTACGGTGATTTTCGGGATTTGAAAAACGAGTCCTGCTGACGGCAGGGTCGATGACGAAATCGAATCAATCGACGCACGCACGCTATCAGCCAAGCCGTTTACGACTTCGCGAAGCTGACGTGTTGGGATCAATCCTGGATTGTCTGTTGATGATGTAGCTGCTGCAATAAATGCACGTGATTCCTCTGAACCGCGATGTGCTGCAACTTTGTGCATGAGGTAGGTTTCAGGTGAAACCACTGGGTTACGTGTTGCGATGAAATTGACAGGCTTTGCGATTGACGCTGCCTGCACTGGTGCTGAAGCTTCTACCGTCTCGGCGGCAGTTGGCTCTGTGACGGTGTTTTCCACGACGTCTCCTTCTGTTGATGGTTGTGGTTGTGCTTCTGCTTCATCGGTTGATGATTCAGAATCTTCGGGTGCTGTTGTAGCTGCGACATTTGATACACGTGCTGAATCAAAAGCCGGGTTATGGGTTAATGCGACCCCTACGAGGTCAGCTGAATTGACGATCATCGTGCCATCCTTTGCATGAGTGAAATCATTTGCGTTTGCTTCCACACTGAATCCGTCACGAAGGCCGTCCATTGCTTCCTGAATTGCATCAGTGCCAGCGGTGGTCTTTGAGATTTTGAATGTGGCTTCGATTGAATTTCCGTCCGGTGAAAGTTCCATCGAAAGAGTTTTGCCGATTGGACGAGCTGCATCGTGCTCCAAATTCAGCTTTACATTTGCTGGATTAAGTGATCCACGTTGGAATTGCACTTTTCCAGTTGATGCTGTTGCAGGTACGCCAAATTCAACGATTTTGCCCGTGATTGTTCGAGCTTCGGAATCTGCCGCTGTAATTGTGAACGGTGTTGTTACTTTCATTTGATCATTTCCTCTGCTTGACGGATTTCCTCGACTGTGATGGCAGGTGTGCCATTTTCATCGACGATTGAATTCAAAGTCTTGTAAATCTGTGCTCTTTCAAGATCACTTCCACGTAGATAGTCGGAAAGGTCATATTCCACACGCTGTGATTGCGGTACGAAGTCCGGCATTGATAGACGTTCGGAAATCGAAGTCATCAGCGGAATCAATGAGAAGTCCAGCAAAGTTTGACGCTGTGTGGTCGCATTGCTGTACGTCATCGATGAACCTGTCTCTGCATCGACGTAATATGCTGGGATTCCCAAAGCTCTTGCGAGTTCGGTCGATACGTAGGATCGTGCCTGATTAAGCTGCAATTTCTCCGGGTCGAATCCGACCGCTTCCATTGTCACATCAGCATTGAGAAACGCTGTGCTGCGATTGCGTCGAGCTGTGCCCCATGAATCGAGAAGCTTTGTGATTCTGTCAGCCGGTAAGGCCGTGCCGTTGCTTTTGAGCACCATTGAGGGTACTGGCTCGCGTGCATACATTGCAGCGGCACGTTCTAATTCCGCACCTGTGCGGATTGTCTTTCCAGCACGATTCAAAAGTCCTTCATCGTTGCCGTTAAATACTACGAGTGAACCAATTCCTGAATTTGGTACTGGTGAACCGTCCACCATGTAATATTCAATTTCGGTTGCAAGTGAGTTGGTCTGAATAGTTACGCGAGCCGGTGAAACGCGTTGAACGCTGCGTACTCGATACGTATCAGAGAAAAGTTCAGTGATCTGCCAATATGCGTAACCATAGAAAAGCAAATCTTCGCACGTCCACACATAAGTGGCTGAACCTGGCACACGTGGATCAGGTGTACGAATGACGCGTGGTGTACCGTCCTCGATTTCCATTCCAGTGCTGCGATCAATGACTTCAAGTCCGATTGATGCGATTGATGAGCAAATGATATTGCGACCGCGTGCAACGGTTGGCACTGACATTGCTTCTTCACGTGTAGCTGTATTTACGCCGCCGAAGAATGGAGTCAATGAATCAAGTGAAGTGACCGGCATTGATGCAGCAATATCTGCACCTGAAATTGGGGTCACGGATTGCACTTGTCGCGTTGCAAAAATGTCACGTATTCCCATGTGAGAATTTTCTCTCACGCAATACCATCAACCGACGAGAATATCGATTTCCGTTTCTGGGCGTGTCGCGAAGTGTGTGACTAGGGCAGTGGCCACCGCACCGCACACGGCCGATTGGCTGGCACGTCTGCCGATGACCCAACCGCCATCACCGCGACGCAGCTGAACGGCTGAAAGGATTTGAGCTGTTAGCTCGCTTTGATTTCGGTGCTTGAGCCTGCCGCTGTTAATCGCACCGAGAAGCTCGTCGCACGATTGTGGATAGGCCGTATCCATGTCGAAAATCGGGATACCGGCTGGCTGAAGCCTGGCCGCAACTGCGCCACTGGTCTTTCGGCTGTATAGCAAATACTCGATTGGATACTTTCGGCAATATGACGCGGCATCGTTTGCGATTGCCTTATCGTCGAGCTGACGATCATTTTCCCATGTATGAAGAAGCTTCACCACGAAGTTCTCATCACCCAATTTTTGAGCACCGACCAAAGCGCAATGCCTGCGATCCGGTGAAATGTCCAAAGCCAGCCAGGTTAGTTTCTCAGGATCAAGATCGACGGTGGTATCGATGCAAGATTCCCACGCCTGGGGATTGACCACGCTGGAAATGGTTTGAACCCATCTGCAAAGTACCTCGGTCATTACTACTTCGTGAGGATCATTGAGGGTTGCCCGAATGTTGTCGATGTGGATGGTGTGACCCAAAGCCGGGTTCGATGCTCGCCAATTCTCGACGTCATGTACGTCATCCGAAGGTGCTGACCATTCAGCATAGAAAATATCATCGGCCGCACCTGCCGCAGCTGCAAGGCCACGGTCACGTGCCATATTCAGCACTTTGGAATGTGCATCACCGGCATTGGTAAAGGCGTTGATGCTCGGATTTTTCGCGGCCATGAGGGTATAACGCAATGAAGCGAACGATTCGAGATCGTGCATCTCACGTAATTCATCCAAATGGACGCTTTCCGGTTTGCTCATTCCACGTGCAGCTGAACCGCCTGCCTTGATTACGAAGCGGCAGTCATCCATCGTCTGAATTTCTTCCGCACCGTGTTGCCATCTGATGCGCTTGACTTGCTTCGCCAAATCATCGTTGGCCTCAATCATGGCCACCAATGCTCTGAACTGCTCAAGCGAAGTGACCAGGCGGTGAGCTGATGCCACTTGCAGCGAATCTTTCCAGTGGAAAAGGTTCATGGCTATCAGTGCCAGCATGTACGTGGACTTTCCATTCTGACGTGCCACGGTGGTGACCCGGAATGGATGGGCATATCTGCCATCAGGTTTGACCTTCAGCGAGTGTTCGGCCAGCCATTTCTGCCAGGGCATGAAGCCACCTGGGATAACTTGCTCAGCGAAATCAATGAGTTCAAAGCCCCTGGAAGGTAAATCATTCAGTGGCGTGTGGATTCTCGGCGTAGTTGATCCATATACCGTAGCTGATTCCGGTTCAAAAACCGATTGCAGCCGATTTGAGCCTGTTTCGACTTGATGTGACAATGGAAGCGGTCGGATTCGACCCGGAGAAATTGCAGCTTAATCAGGCACGATCCTACGTA